GTGCAGCAGAACCAACGCCACCTGACACAATAATTTTGTAGTTGTCATAAGTACTGCTAAAAGCGTTAGTCACGGTGACGCTGGCAACGGCTGTACCAATTACTTGCTCTTTGATATACACGAGCCCAGCGTTGGCCAGATAAGTGTTCGTGTCGCTCGCTGTGAGCACCTCACCAGTTGTAAAAGTCTTTATAGCCATGTTTAGTATCCTAATCTGTTGTTATTGAGCGTGCCGAACACCGTGTCATTGAGAATCAAAAAGTTCGTTGCCTGCGACGGTAAAAGATTCAAAGTTGCCCGGCACACCTCAGGCGTGACCGACAAAGAAAAACCCAACACAAACGCCGTATAAGTAGAACCACGAAACTTCAATTCAATCTGCTTCGGGTAGTTCGGATCTACAGCGTTCAACAGTCCAGTGGCTTCCTGATTGTTCAACAAATACGACAACTGAAATGGTCTCGGCTCCGTACTAGAAAACACAGCCAAAATATAGTTGGCAAGGTTTGTTGCTTCAGAAGCAGTTTGGCTATAAGAGTCCAGCTGCAAACCAATAGCGCCAGTGCCAGCAGTTGCCGTACTACCACCACGCACATTTATAACCACCCGGTCAGCGTTAGACTCTGAAAGCGTGTTGAACTCTAAAGTCTGAAACTCAAAGCCTGTGCCATCGTCAGCGAAGTTGACAACTGACGCATTATCTACCCATGTGTTACGAGCAAACCAGCGAATAGCGTTGCCGTTGGCCAAAACATAAGCCCATTCAGTATTTGCGTATGTTTGGAAAGCGTCTAAAGCGTTGGCGTTAGTAAATGTTTGCGCGTTTACTTTTGTCTTTGTGGCTGTGCCAATAGTAAAAAAAGCAACATCTGGCACTTGGTCGCAAACATCTTCAGCTGCGCTTGTCGTCAAAAGACCGTCAGCAACCGATAGAGACACCAGCGCACGGCCTAGCAAGCCAAAAGCGTCCTCTAGATTGATTGTCCAGGTGTCCTCAGCTGACACAATGCCGTAAGTGATTTCTAGGTCTGTAACTCGTAGTTGATAAACAATGCTTCCTAAGCCCCCTGTCGACCCTGAAAGGGCAACTGTGACATCTATGTAATCATCTAATCGGATTGTGGGAAGGCTTGAAGGTACACGCCCTGTCAGGGTTGCACGGCCTGCTCTGTAGTTGTCGTCAATGTTGGTTCGACCACTAGCGAGGTTGAAGGATTGAATGTTGGAGATAGCAGCAGAGCCACCTGTTGTGCGTGAAGCCGTAACTGTGATTTTTTCTGCTAATGCCATTAGTAACTAACGCCTATGGGCAGGTTGCCGTTTTGCCTGTAAAACTTGCGTAACGCATCTACTACCGATTGAGGGTCGCCACCGTTCACATTGATGTTGACAGTTGTGCCACCATTCATTTGCCCCATGCGATCTAATGGGATTACAGCCTCGGGGCCTTTCTCACCAATCATGGCTAAGGTCGCGCTAGTAACGATGCCACCCTCTGCCAGCATCGGAATGTTAGGAACATCGAAGCCCTTGCCACCGAGGCCAGGCACCCAATCAGGAATCTTGAAAGACAACTTGCCTACCGTGTTATTCCATAGTTTTGCAATGCCGTTGAAAATGCCCTTGTAAAAGCCAAGCAGAGTTTCAAAGTAGCCTTTGATTACATCAATACTTGTGGAGACCACTGTTTTGATAACACTGAAAATGCTGTCCACAATGTTGCGAAAGCCCTCAAACTTTTTGTAGGCCAGCACAAGGCCAGCAATCAAAGCAACCACAGCAATAACTACAAGTGAAATTGGGTTGAGAGACATAACAAGGTTGAACGCTGCAGTGGCCACTGTCGCTGCAACTGTGTATGCAGCCTGCAATTTGAGGTAGGCGTTATAGGCAAGGATTACACCGGCAAGCGTTCCGATAGCGCCAGCCAACACCAAAAAGGTAGTGGTGTGTTCACTAGCCCAATTACCTATCGCGCTGAGCACTGGTAGCACCTTTTCAACTGCTGGCATGAGAGCTGCACCGATTGACTCTTTGGTTTCCTGCAGGCTGACACTAAGGCGCTTGAATTGGCCCTGGGCAGTGTTTGCAGCTGTCGTTGCTGAACCACTAAAAGTATTAGATAGCACAGCCATTGCGTCCTCAGTGCTGAGGCCGTCTTTGATGAGGTCTTTGAGCTCTGGCGACAGTTTTGCCAGGGCTTTCGTGTTGCCACCGTAAGCCTTGCTGAGAGCGTCTGTAACAGTGCTGAGAGGCTTGCCAGTGGCTGCAGCAATGTCCATAGCCAGTGAGGCACCTTCTTGGGCTTTAGCAAGGCTATGGGTTTGAGTCACAAGTTTGGCCAATGCAGGCCTGAGGTCATCATCGGTGACACCGAGCAATTTGCCCTGGGTGCTGATCCATTCCTCGTTGGCTGCAATTTGAGCATCGGTGTAGCTTGTGTTTTGCTTAATTATGTTTGCTAAGTTTGCTTGCGCTGCATCGTCCTCGATTGCTGCTTTAGTTGCGTCACCGAGCGCTAGGGCTAATGCGCCCATTGCTGCAGCTGCAGGTAGCGCTGCTTTTTTGAGTGCAAAGTTGGCTTTAGCGCCTGCACCCTCAAGGCTGTTGAACTCCTTTATGGCTTTGTCAATGCCTTTAGAGTTGAACTCCGAAACAATGGGAATGTAAACAGCCATTAGCCGAGTGTCCTGTTCACCTGGTTAAGTACTTGCTCAATGGCTTGCAAAATGTCTTTAGTGGCTTGGCCATAGATGTATTCACGCTGTCGCCACATGCCACGCTGAGCAGGGCCGTAAGCCGTTGTGAGGTAACTCGAAAACTGGCCTGTGTCGCCACGCAAACCTGCCATATCAAAAATGGCACCACCGGCATCTTTTTGAATAAGCGTTACCAGTGGGAATGAGCCACGCTGGCTACGCCCACCTACCTGAATGGTCACACCCTTACGCACTTTCTTAGGGTCATACGAGAGGCGACCTGTGCCCTTCTTAGATGGCCCCATACCTGACAATGGAGGCACGCCAGGGTATGTCTCAGCTACGCGCGACACCATCTCGGCACCACTGGCCTTGATCTGGTTCACAGCCTTGAACTTGGTTTTACTGTCAATCTTTTGCAGTTCAGCCAGCGCTGCCTTCAGGCCGTAAATCTCGGTGCTTGCTGTAACGCTCATTTGGCCTTTTTCCTCTGCTCGTTAATAATACTAATGCAGGTGTTCAGGTCGGGTACATCAAACTCTATTTGTGGTGGCCACCAGCCACACTCAACTAGCAGTGTTGCTAGGGAATGTCGGTAGGTGCCACCTCGGTAGGGTTTGCATCTGGTTGCTCGATCACCTCAAGATTGACAAGCTGCTTGATGAAGTCGTCAAGCATAAGAGGCACAGTCACTGCACCTTGCTGTTTGCTTGCCTCGTGAGCCATGTATGCCAAATCCTCAATACCGAGGCCACCATCTTGTATCTGGCTAATTTTGCGCTTGTATTTGCGCTCCCACATAACGATTGTGTAGAGGTTCGTGGTAACTGTGTAGTCACCCGAGCCGATGTTTACGAGCATGGTTAGTTGCATGTCGGGTCTGCTTTCTGTTTAGAGAATTATGGCGTGATGTCGCGTGCGAATGTTCCACCGGTGAAAGTTACCTCAATCATTGACAGCTCACCGTATGAGCCTGTGATTGGTGTAAACGATGACAGCATGGCGTTTGTGATGGTGTACTCAGGGTTGGTGGCAGACTCTGATGCGCCAGCAGGGGAAAGTACAAGAATTGAAGTACCTGTCCCGAGCGCAGCAAAAAGGGTGGCCTCAACTGAGGTTGAACCGTAGTAGGCGTAGCAAGTCAAGGTTACTTCTACAGCCTGCAAGCCCTTTACGAAAACATGGCCTGAATCGCCAAAGCTCGTGGACTCAAGCGCATCGTAGCCCACTGTGAGCGTGGCCGATGAAGTTACCGAGGTTGCGTCAAATAGGGTGCCAGATGTGGCAGGCGTAATTGTCACTGTTGGGTTGATGAGGTGTATGCAGTCGAGGACAACGTGCTTGCCCACAGCCTCAGACCAACGATGAAGGCACGCAACATGCGCACAGCTGGTGGCTCACCGATCATGTTGATGACTTCGACTGCCGGTACTGAGGCCTCGGTTGCGATGTTGCGCTATCGAGAACAAGGGCTACAGCTCATTGACGATAAACGCCAGGGGCAGTTTTACTTTGCTGAATGGTCGCCACCACCAGGTGTTGATGTTATGGATACACGCTGGTGGGGTTGGGCTAACCCAGCGCTCGGTGTCACCCTCGAGCTGGAGTCTTTACTTGCCGATGCTGAGCACCCTGACCGATCATCTTTCTTGCGTGGCTCACTCAACCAGTTTGTAAATGCCGATGCATGCTGGTTGCAACCTGGCGAGTGGGAGCAGTGCATGTCTGACATACCTGGCCCTGAAGGTGGCTGGATAGCCGTGGACACAAGCATTGATGGCTCTCGCTATTCGGCTGTTCGCGCTGCAGTTGATGATGTAGGCGTTGCTCATATCACGGTGGAGTTTGTAGTTGGCTCACTACCCGAGATGCAACAGGCACTATTAAAGGCCTGTGAAAATCCCTCGATCATGTTGGCTGTTACACCACCACTAGAAAACCATGTGCCCCTGTCTTTAGAGAGGCGCAAAAAGGTAGTGGGCTACGGCGAGTTGATGCGCTACACGTCACTAGTCAAGGGCATGATTAACGATGGCAGACTTGTGCACCAGGGTCAACAAAACCTTGCTGAACAAATGAATCGAGCAGTAGCAGTTACGCAGCAAAACTCACTTGTAATTAGCAGTAAGCGTTCACCTGGGCCTGTCGAGTTGGCGCGCCTCACCATTTTTGCAGCTGCACTTGCCTCTCGACCAAAACAAGGTGGTAAGCCAATGCTGGTAGTTGTAAATCGCTAAGATTACCGATGGTGCTGTCCTGGGCTTTCTGTCGGGAATTGCCTAGGGCAGTGCCACCCCCCACCTAGAAAATGTGAGATAATCCCATCATGGCGCTATTCAACCGAGTAAATAAAGCAGCAATCTCACCTGCACCGGTAAAGGCTGCAGCCTCTGGTGGATACTCGCCTAACCAGGCGTGAACCTGATCGGCCAGTACTACACCTACATTGAAGGCCCAGCACGGAACAGGGCTATGAGCGTGGCGACCATCTCACGCGCACGCGATCTAATGGCCTCCGTCATCTCTTGTATGCCTCTCAAGATGTACAACGAAATGTGGAACGGTGACGAGATGGAGCAAGTAAACATTGCGCCACGCACCTGGCTACGCCAACCCGACCCGAGCGTTACCTACCCATTCCTTATGGCTTGGACATTTGACGACCTGTTCTTTTATGGCCGTGCCTTTTGGTACATCACAGCACGCACCCAAGACGGATACCCCACAGCTTTTACACGCCTACCGGCAGGCTCTGTCACCACTCAAGACCAGGCAGGGCCAGTGTGGTTTGCCCCATCTAAAGAGGTTTACTTCCAGGGCAACATGATTGACCCTAAAGACCTAGTGCAATTCCTAAGCCCCATTCAAGGCATTGTTTACATGTCTGAGCAGACCGTTGCCACAGCAATCAAACTTGAGGCTGCACGCTATCGCAATGCAGAATCGTCAATACCTGCTGGTGTTTTGAAGCAAACAGGTGGTGAGCCTTTGAGCGCCACCGAGCTTGCTGATCTAGCGTCAGCGTTCAACGCTGCACGCGCCACCAATCAGACAGCTGCACTAAACGAGTTTTTGAGCTACACCGAGACCACAGCAACCCCCGACAAAATGCTCCTAATCGATGCAGCCAACTACCAAGCCCTCGAATGTGCACGCCTCACCAATGTGCCCCCCTATTTGGTGGGCGTGAGCACAGGCTCCTACTCCTATCAATCATCTGAGCAGGCCAGAGCCGACCTTTACATCTTTGGTGTGAAGGCCTACGCCGATTGCATCGCAGCAACACTTAGCCAAAACAACGTGCTACCTCGAGGAACTTATGTAAAGTTTGATGCAGATGAGTACCTCGTTGAGAACTACGCAGCAGACAAAATGGACAGCCCCGACATGCCCCAGGAAAACACCCAAGAGGAATTAGCATGATCAGGTTTAACGCCACAGCAATAAGCATCGATGCAGCAGCAGCCGATGGCACGCCACGCAGAACAATCACCGGTATCGCAGCGCCCTATAATGTTGTGGCCACAGTCAATGATGGCACCGAGGTTATGTTTGCCCCTGGCTCACTACCTGTAGATGGCAAAAACCCCAAGCTGTACATGTACCACGACAGCACCCAGGCCATTGGCATTGTTACGGCACGCGAGGACACCCCAGATGGCATGCTTTTTACAGCAAAAATCAGCACCACAGCGTTAGGTGATGAGGCCCTCGTTTTAGCAGCCGATGGCGTGCTCGACTCAGTGAGCGTTGGCGTGAATCCAACCGAGTTTGAGATTGACCAAAACGGCGTGATGATCGTGACTGCAGCAAACTGGTTAGAGCTCTCATTAGTGCCACAGCCAGCGTTCGCAGGTGCTACCATCACAGATGTAGCAGCAAGTATCCCCACATCAGATGAGGAAATGAGCGATAATACAGAAGAGGAAGCCGACACTCCTGAACCCCTAGAGCCACAGGAGATCCCAGTGTCAGAAACACCAGCCCCAGAAGTAATTGAAGCATCTACAGTTTTTGCTCAACCTAAGCGCAGTTTTGTTATGCCAACACCAGCCGAGTACCTTGCAGCAATGCACGCAGGTGGAGACACTTTCCGCAATGTAAACGCTGCATACAAGGACGCAGTACGCAGCCAGCAGACAGCGCTCCAAGCAGCTGCAGGTGACGTACTTACAACCGACACACCAGGTTTGTTGCCAGTGCCGGTGCTTGGGCCATTGTTCCAAGACCTCAACTTCGTACGTCCAGTTGTTTCAGCCTTTGGTGCACGCGCCATGCCGAACACGCCATCTAAGACGTTCGTGCGCCCAACGATTACCACGCACACCAGCGCAGCAACACAAACCGAAGGCGCTGCAGTTTCTGCAACCACAATGGTCATTGCTTCAAACACTGTTACAAAAACCACAGTCGCAGGCCAGGTCACTTTGTCAGTACAAGACATTGACTTCACCGATCCTGCAGCACTCAACCTTGTGCTCAATGACCTTGCAGGCGAGTACCTGATTGCAACAGACAACATTGCAGCCGACAACCTTGTTGCTGGTAAAACAGCATCAGGCTCGACATGGACTGTCACAGCTGACAACCCAACTTCACTGATCAACGCTTTGTATGACGCAGCGCGCGAAATCACCGAGGACAGCAACTACTTCCCAACTCACTTGTGCGTGTCACCAGATGTATGGGAAAAATTAGGCGCTCAGCTTGACGGCTCGAAGCGCCCAATCTTGGGTTACACCACAAACGGTGTTATCGGACAGAACAGCATTGGACGCGTAGGTGGCCTTGCTTACACCGGTATGGATGTCATGGGCCTTCAACTTGTTGTTGATAACAACTTCGCATCGGGCACCATGCTTGTTGTTTACGCACCTGGCTATGAAATCTACGAACAGCAGCGTGGCCTTATGTCAGTAGAAAACCCAAGCACATTGGGACGCACATTCTCCTACTACGGCTACTTTGCTACTTTCGTAGCTAAGTCAAGCTTTATCCAGGGCATCGTAATCGCCTAACCCGAAAGGCGATAGCCAATCATGGCTACATACTCAGTCATCTTTCATCAGCGTTTAGATAATTACGCTGTTGTACAAACACTTGAGGCAACCGACATTGCCATCGGTGAAAGCATCACCCTCACTGGTTTAGGGCACGGCCTCAACGGCACATACACTGTGTACGCGTTGCCTCAATACGAGTACACAGGCACAGACTCTGAAGGTGACCTGCTACTCAACCCTGATGTGCCGATACCTAATCAGGTTATGTTTTACGATGCTGACACTGATCTAGAACGCTCTGCAGCAATACCACCTGGCACGCTTACTTACACGCAAACATGCACGTGGGTATCGAGCGCCAATGTGCAGTTATGGCTTGGACTGCCCAGCCCACTTAGCGCCGATGAGACAACGTTTCTTGCACAGTGTGTTTCTGCCGGTAACCAGGTCGCCTATCGGCGTAGGCAAGAGGCAGGCTATTTTGACAGCCTCAGCACCAGCCCATCAGGTGATTGCACGCTCGGAACAATAATGCTGTGTGGTGCCTATTTTAGACAGCGTGGAAGTATCGATCAGTTTGCAAGCTTTGATGCTATGGGCCAGGCAATCACCACCAATGCGTTTACACCAATGGTGAAACAGTTGCTAGGTATTGATAGGCCTGCTGTTGCGTAATGGCTTACACAGACCTGTTCAATGAGGCCATAGACGACCTAGCCACCACCCTTGCCACCATCAGTGGCTTGCGCGTAGTGACAGACCCTCGAAACCTCAACAGCAACTGCTGCTTTATCGATGCCCCAACCTTTGAGGCTTTCAACAACAAAATCGTGACGATGCGTTTTCCTGTGCGCGTCATCGGTATAGGCCCAGGCAACCTAGATACCCTTAGGCCATTGCTTGCAATCGCAGCTGCACTACTCGATAAGAATGTTGCAGTGACTGATGGCAGGCCAGGGCTTGCCAGTATCGGGGGGCAAGAGTTCCCTGCCTATGATCTACAAATCTCTTTGCAGGCTGCATACCTATAATGCTCACCTGCCCTAGTAAAATCTGACATAATAAAAGCATCACTGGTGGCCGACAACACCTAACACCAAAGGACAGACATGGCCACCAGCACTACCACCTATCTCACAAACCCAACAGTGACAATTACGCCTGCCACATCTGGCACCCTATTTGACGCAACCTCGGTAACTTCATCGGCCTCAATTTCGGTGGGCTATGACAGTTTGGAAAGCACTAGCTTTGGAGATGTTGCCCATTATTTCGTGAAGGGGCTTCAACAGTGCGAAGTTACATTGACCTGCTACGCCTACTACGGTTCAACCTCAGTTGAGGCCACCCTTTTTGCTGCGCTTGGCACAGGTACCTCAACAATCGTTATCTCACCTGCAGGTGCTACCGAGTCAGCATCAAACCCTGAGTACACCATCACAAACACCATGCTCGCATCGTTCACGCCAATCACAGGCTCCTACGGTGAGCTCTCAATGTTTGAGGTAACTTTCACCGGTGGCTCATTCGCACGCGACATTACATCGCCCTAATCTCTAAATAGAAAGCAGACCCGACATGCAACTAACCATGCTCGTAAACATCGGCTCGGGTGACTACACAGTTACCACGAACCTCTACACCATCGTTATGTGGGAGCGCAAATACAAGCGCAAAATTAGCCAGATACAAGATGGTGGCCTTGGTATTGAGGATTTGGCATACATGGCCCATGAAGCAACAAAACAGCAAGGCTCAGTGGTATGCCCACTCATGCTTGACGACTTCATAAAGCAGCTGGTCAATCTTGAGGTGATCGAGCAACCAGACGCAAACCCTACCGAGGTGGCACCTACCGACATTCCCTAGCAACACTGTTAGTCGAGTGTGGCTGGTGGCCACCACAAATAGAGTTTGATGTACCCGACCTGAACACCTGCATTAGTATTATCAATGAGCAGAGGAAAAAGGCCAAATGAGCGTTACAGGTAGCATCGAGATTTACGGCCTGAAGGCAGCGCTGGCTGAACTGCAAAAGGTAGATAGCAAGACCAAGTTCAAAGCTGTGAACCAAATCAAGGCCAGTGGTGCTGAGATGGTTTCTCGCGTGGCACAGCGTTACCCAAATAGGCCACCTTTGTCGGGTATGCGCCCACGCAAAACAGGTAATGGCCGTCTGGTTTATGATCCTGTCAAAGTGCGTAAGGGTGTAACCATTCAGGTGGGTGGCCGTATTCAGCGTGGCTCATATCCTTTAGTAACAATTATTCAGAAAGATGCTGCCGGTGCTTTGTTTGACATGGCAGGCCTGCGTGGCGATGATGGGCAATTCTCTGAGTACCTGACCACGGCTTACGGCCCTGCCCAGCGTGGCATGTGG